AACACAGTAAATGCATGGTACTTAATAAAGCACACACATTTCCCTATAATAGATATAGACTGTGTTAAAATTATAAAAGACATATATAATATGATATGGTTAGATAGACATAGAGTGCTATACCACAATCATATATATAAATGGATGGATGGATACAAACCAAATAGCGATTTATGTAATTTGTATCGTAATCGTATAATAGAAAAATGGTATGACATTGATATAGAATCAGATGGTCATCACATATGGAACGATAAAGTTGGAGGATCATGGTCAAAACATTACATACTAATGGTTTTTAACTATGATATAAGATTTAATGAACCTTCTTTATATAAATATAAAAGAATGTATAAAAAGGATATAATATAAATAATATTATTTAAAAATAATATTATTATAATTAAATGTCACAACGTAAAGTAGTAAGACGTGCTCGTAAACGACCAGCCCCAAAAAGAATTGTAAGAAGACCTAGAAAAATGACTGGTTATGGTGCTTACAAAGCAATTGGTAGCGACAACGCATCAGATGCATATGCTCGTGGTAAAGCTGCTGGATTAAGATCTAAAAAAAGATCTAATAATGAAGGAGGTATTGGTGCTAGAATTGGTGGAGCAATTGGAAGTGGATTAGGTACTGGTGTAGAACATTTTGTTAAATGGATATCAGGACTTGGTGACTATGAGATTAAAGAGAATGCTCTTTTAACTCAAGATCCACCACCAATGGTAAATGAATCTAATAAAGGTGGTACTTTAATTAGACATAGAGAATACTTACAAGATATTTTCACTGCTCCTGTTGCAGGTGACTTTAAACTTGATGCTTATTTCATCAACCCTGCTAATGAAAAAACATTCCCATTTTTACATCAGGTTGCTATGAACTATGAACAATACTCATTAGAAGGAATGATATTTGAATATAGAAGTATGAGTGCTGATGCATTAAATAGTACCAATACAGCCCTTGGGTCTGTTATAATGGCTACTAATTATGATGCTTTAGATGCTAATTTCAAACAGAAATCAGAAATGGAAAATTATGAATTTGGTAACAGTTGTAAACCATCCGCAAGTATGATGCATCCTATTGAATGTGCTCCAAAACAAACAGTTTTGACTGAGCTTTATACATTAAATGGAGTTGCTCCTGTAGATGCTGACTTAAGATTTTACCATTGGGGTAAATTTCAAATTGCTACTGTAGGTTTTCAAGCTGCAAATGTAAATATCGGAGAATTATGGGTAACTTACCAAGTAAGATTACTTAAACCAAAATTATATACAGCAATTGGATTAGAAATTGGTACATTCGCTACCGTAAATAACTCATATACCAATGCTCTACCCTTAGGTAATGGAACTGTAACAAGTCGTTTTGATTCCATTGGTATAGCCTACGATCCTGTTAATTCCAACATTGGTTTTCCTATCTATGGAGTAAGAAAAGCATATTTAATAAATTTAATATGGATAGGTAGTTTAACAGCAATTACAGTACCTACTATCTCATTAATAAATGGTTCCTATTTATCTATTGGAAGTCCAGCTGGTGGTAATGTAACACAAGTTCCTCCAAATGCTCAATCTACATCTAGAGTTGAGATGACATTTGCTATGATAAATGCAGCAAACTTATTTAATGTCATTACATTAGGAGGTGCAGGAACACTTCCAACTGGAGGAACTACTATGAGTATACAAATCACAGAAATTAATCCATTCAATTTCTAAGTTGATTATGTTGAATATGTCGAATACGTTAATTACGTACACTAAAGTCGTTAATATAAATTATTATAATTTATATAAATTCAAATTGTAAGTTGATTACGTTGATTATGTTGAGCATGTTTACTCAGTATCAATATGTTCATATTCCTGATCATATATACGTAAAAGTAATAATATAATATCAATCTGACTAAGCAATTGATTATATTCCCTTGTGATAGTTTGTCGTTCAGAAGCGGTCTTACGTTCTTTACGATCAATAGAAATCAAATTTTGAGCAATTTGTTTAGCAAACATAAGATTATTATGTATTTCTTGTCTTGTATCCATCTTTTATTATGTAAAAAAGTTGTTTTTAAACTATTTATTAATTAGTAATTATTATGTTTATAAAATACTAATTAATAAAAAATGTTTAAAACTTATTAATTACATGTTAAATGTCTTCAAAAAATAACGCGATAGCTGGATATGATTTATCAATTCCTGCTGATAAACATGATAAACTATTTATAATAGAAAAGTTTGAAGAATTATGTAAAAATTGGGTATTCCAATTAGAAAAAGGTGAAAAGACAGGATACCTGCATTTTCAATGTAGAGTATCTCTAAAAACAAAAATAAGAGAAACGCAAATGCGAAAATTGGCTAACGAAACTTTTGGAGGATGTAACGTTAGTCCAACTTGTACAGAAACTTTTACGAGTAAAAATTTCACTTATGTTATGAAAGAAGATACTAGAGTAGATGGTCCTTGGTCGGACAAAGATGAAAAACCACATTATATACAAAAAAGGTTTAGAGGAGTAATTAATTGGTTTCCATGGCAAACACAAGTAATTAACATGATAAATTCAGAACCTGATGACAGAACTGTCAACATTATTATAAATTTAACAGGTAACAGAGGTAAATCATTTTTAACGGTATATCTTATGACTTTTAAAAAAGCTACAAGAATACCTGCTCAACCTGATATGAGAGACATTATGAGGATGGTAATGGACCAACCCAAGGTACCTTGTTATTTTATCGATTTACCAAGAGCAAACGCTAAAAATAATCAACATGCTATATACTCCGGTATCGAAGAAGTAAAAAATGGATATTGTTATGATGATAGGTACAAATTTAAATGTGAATTATTTGAACCTCCTCATGTATGGGTTTTCACTAACGAAATTCCTGATTGTAATTTGTTAACGATGGATAGATGGGTGTTATGGACGATTAAAAATAATGAATTATTTAGAGTTAATAACTTGCAAGAAATAGATGAATAGACTGATTTCCTGCAAAGTCCATGGTGGGGGTTGGACATAAAGCCCAACCTAGTGGCCTAGATTTTAGGCAGGGACGTAAAGATCCCTTGTAACACTGATTATTATATTATATATAATAATCTTAAAATCTTGGCACACTTGGCACACCCCTTGTTTTAACCTCAAACGCCGGTTGGCTTGTTGGCACATTTGGCACACTCATTCAAGTAGCTTGAATTCGTTGGCACATAAAATTAATTAGTTTAAATAAATAAACAACATTAATTGACAGCTAGTCTTAATGACAACGCTGCCGAATATTTTATAGTACATAGAAGCTAAAGCTTGGCTCCGGGCACAAGGCCCTCCGATAGCTCCGGATGCGCAAGCGCACCTTCGTTAATGAAATTAATATGTAAAAAAAATGTTTTTAAACTTTATTTATTTAGTAATTATTTAGCTAAGAAAATAATAAAAAAATAAAATAGTATAAAGATTATAAAAACATATTAAATAGAGAACATGAACACAGTAAATGCATGGTACTTAATAAAGCACACACATTTCCCTATAATAGATATAGACTGTGTTAAAATTATAAAAGACATATATAATATGATATGGTTAGATAGACATAGAGTGCTAT